GTACCTAACTCACGATCTGCACGGGTGAATAAATAACTTAAAACCTTATAGGTGCCATTAATAACATCAGCTTTTGGTTCGCTCGCCAGCATTGCCATAGATAACTGATGTTTTAATTCATCTTCTGTCACACGTTCCCAGACGCGACCGTTAAAGCGGTAAGGTTGCTGCTGTACAAAAACCAGCGTGTTATTTGGATAATAGTTATTAACGAAAGTGGATGCGTTAACCGTGTGGTTAGCCCCATAAGCACCTTCACCGGGCCTGATCGACATATACGCCGGAACACTACCCGTTACCGCAACTGTAGGCGCTGGTGTAACAGCATTAATCAGTTCAGGAGTCAGCGCTGGTTGCGCACGATAAACAGTATCGCAACGTTCAACCGCGCCTAATATGGTGGTTTCGCGGTAATCCTGGCGATCAGTCCACTTACCACGAACAAGCGCTGATTTATTAAATAACCGCTCCATGCGTTCACAGTTTTTACCTGTCCAGAAAGCAAGGTGTGAACAAAGGGCAGCATCTGCGGCTGACGCGTTGTAGTCTTTCCCTTGATCGCTTGCATAGCTGACAGACAGTTTTTCAACATTTGCCGTCCACAGATCCGCAAAAGACGCCTTATTGCCAAAAACTGAAGCCGCACTGGATGACTTCAACGCCATTGCGATCAGTTCTTCGTCATCGTCAGGCCCGGACCATTCATCACAGGGTGCGCTGGTCCAGTGTGCGGAACGATCAGAACGAATTCGACCATACCGGGCGATAGAGTCGTGAACACCCTGTGTATAGTCAATGTCAACTTCACCGTTCCCGGTCAATGTCATGGCAACAAAGCGATCGCGCCAGTACATTTCAAGCCCGGTTTTCTGATCGTTAAGGCTGTTGAACCCTTCCGGTAAACTTCTGTACGCACAGATGATATGTAAACCTGTTCCTGACTGGCTTACTTCGGTATAAGCGCCGGGGAAACGGTTTACAAATTCGTGTGCCAGTGGTGACCACGTGGCAGTAGCCTGATCTACCAGACAGTTATCGACGTCAATGAAAAAATAGGGATCGTTTTCAGTGAACACGAAACCGACACCAGACATACCATGTATTTGCGCCATACCCAGCGCAGTGTGATAGTCAGCCCAGTCAGCCGGATTTGTTGTACTGGCCTTGTACCCGTGGACTGGGCTGTAAGGTACTTTCGTGGGTTTTGGGCGACCTTCAATATGCTCCAGCCTCCAGCAAACCCATTGTTTACGGTTCAGTAATCCCTTCATGATCTACGCTCCGAACTGACGTTCAGCAGCCATGAGTTTTACCAGGTTAATCGCTGAATGACCTGTGAGAAGATTACGTTTAATGTGGATCTCACTTACGTTCATACGTTTAGCAACGTTTTCAATCCCGTGAGTATCGATCAGTTTTTGCAGACGGTTTACGCGTTCGTTATTCATTCTTTCATCCATTGTTCAAACTGTGAGGGATGGGTGATGAAACGAAATTCACCACCTGCGTTAACTACAACTGTACCAAAAGTTGCCTGCGCCTGGGCGCGTTTATCACTGGGGGTCATGTGCCAGTTTGGCTCTTTCATTTCAGCCGCGATAAACATTCCAATTTTACGACCAACATCAGCAGGGGTGATAATCAACGTTTTGATCCCGATATAGTCACTGGATTTCATAACATCGTTGATTTTTTTGCTGGTATTACCCAGACCGTAACGCACCCACTGGCCTTTTTCGTTTTGTAAAGCGCCATTGTTGTTTCGCCAGAGGCGTTGACCAGCACGGGCCGCGATCAGTTCGCATTCTTTAGAGGTTGCTGATTCACTTTTACCATCTTCATGCGGTTTACCGTCCGGCTGAAAAAGGCCGTATAACTCATACAGTGCCATCTGGCTGATACCGTGACGTTTTGCCCACTCTTCAAGAGGTGTCATAAGTGTTTAGTCCCGCTGGTGAGATATTTGATCTGATGAAGGCAATCATCCAGCGCGTTATGAAAAACGCCATCACGGATAAACAGTTTAGTATTGATACCCAGCAAATCCACCGCCGTGCGCACATCGCGAACATTCCAGAATTTCCACGGGCAGCGGATACCTACCGCATCAAACCATGCTTCTAAAATGGTAATATCAAATACAGATCCGTTACCCCAGGGAAGCGCATCAGAACGAATGAATTTTGCAAAACGTTGTGCTACTTCACGTGGGTCATCAGTCCCGCCAAACGCGTCAGTACGCGCCTGTTCAGACTGCTGCGACCACCAACGCATTGTGTCAACATCAGCATTACCGTATGACAACGCGCTAAAACCCATCGATGCGTAAAACTGTTCACCGATATTACCTTTGCGATCGAAATATACAGCACCAATGGAAAGCACCGCACAACCGGGTTTCGTGCCACATGTTTCAATATCAATCATCAAATCACGCATGAGTTTACCTTATATTTAAAATAATTCTAAACAGATTACCATTAAATCATAGTTCCTGCAACCCGTGCTGACAACTCGTTTGCCTCACGCGTGTGTAATGCCTGCGCCGTAAGTACATCAACACCAAAAACCTGATAAAACATACGATAAGCATCATCAGGTGATACGCCTTTATCACGCTGTAACCCAGCCCATGTGGTTATCATGGAACGTAGTTTACGCTGTGCATCGTTCATTGCCTGAATATTTTTCATCGCGCTGTAAGCTGCAACAGCAGGTGCGCCAGCGTTTAACATCTGGTCTTTAACTGCTGCCGGGTCACGGTCGATAATGACCACTGCGCGGCGCAGTTCTTCGAGTTCTTCAGCGGTCAGTTCACGTAAATTACCCTCAACGCGATCCGGTCCTGAACGTAGCGCTTTTTCCGGTACATGACCGCAGTAAGGGCAAGCAGCAAGCCCTGCAGGATAAGGTTTCAGACACGGTTCAATACCCTTTACCGCATCCCCTTTGTTTGTACAGGTGGTGTTACTGGATCCGCCGCTTGATGATTTACGATCGCGGTCATCTAACGACCAGTTGTAATGTTGATCGGGTAACGGAAAACCACGGGCAATAAAACGACGGACGTTACCCACTTTATCAATGATGAGTGCTTTTTTACCGGGGATATAGCGTAACGGGCGTCCCATTTGCTGTATGAAAAGCGAATACGATTCAGTGGGTCGGTCCATCACGGCGCATTCCATTGCCGGACAGTCGTAACCTTCGCCGAACAGATCCGCGTTGCACATAATCAGGGTTTTGCGTTTTTCGAAACGGTCCAGAATATCGGCGCGTTCCTGATCGGTATTACGCGAACTGATTGCCTCAGCAGGAATACCTGCGTCCCTGAATTCCTGTGCCAGTGTTATAGCCGCGTCAACATCAACGGTGAAAACCACCGTCAGCATACCGTCGGCGTACATTTTCCAGGTACTCACTGTATCACCAACGATAGTTGAATCTTCCATTGCCTTTTTCAACGCAGATGGCTTGTAATCCCCCGTGGTGCTGGAAATCATATCCGCTGTCAGGTCAATATCTGTTTCAGCCATAATCAGGCGATAATCGGCCAGGTGTTGCTGGTTGATTAATTCACGCATTGCCGGGCCAATCACCATTGCATCAGCATAGCCAGACGCATGACGTCCAAGCCCTTTACCATCGGCACGGATCAGTGATGCAGTTACGCCTAATCCTAAAGATTTTGGGAAAAGTTCACGACAGGTTCCCCACATGGTGCCGCGTACCAGATGATGGGCTTCATCACAAAAAACACGGGTTACGCTATCGTGCCAGCGTTCGTATTTTTTTGTTCGCAGCGTGGGTGCACTGGCAATAACGATATCCGCGCCGGGTGCATACGTGCTGTAACCCAGCTTTTTCATCTGCTGCCCCGTGGCAAACTTAATAGCGTCTTTTTGCGCAATAAAACGGTGTGGTAATCCCTGTGCCGCAATCGCCATCGCTATCTGACTGACCAGTTCCTTACGGTGCGCCTGGATAACTTTGATCCCGTCAACTTTCACCAGTTCAGCCATCGTTCGCGTTTTACCGCTCCCGGTAGGCATGACCAGAATCACATCTTTCTTACCAGCGTCCCACTGCGCATTCACGCCGTTAACGGCGTCCTGCTGGTAGTAACGTAAGGGTTGTTGACTCACGCGCGGTTCTCCTTAACGTATGCATCACGCGCGGCTTTCTGTGCCTGTCCGTTTCGTTTAAACTCACGACCCCGGAAAATATACTTACCCGTTACACGGTCGAAAAATACATTGTGACGAATGAAACTGTATAAACCCATGGTCTGTATCTCCGTTTTGAATGTGAAATTATCATAAAATAATTCTTGACACATTGCAACCTGACTCGTAACCTTAGCCACGTAACAACCAATCACCCACACAAGGAACCAACTATGTTTGAAGTTAAATTGCTTATCACCGCTCCGGGTCTGGAAACTGCAATCAACAATCTGGCATCAGCTATCGCGGGCAACGGCGTCAGTGAGCATTTCATTGATGGTGTGACACCTGCGCCTCTGGCTGTGCAAACGAACATTCCTCCTGCTGCACCAGTCCCGCCAGCTACCGGATCTGATAACGACGATGACGGCGAAACCAGTACCAACGAATTCGACGCCTGGGGTCTGCGCCACGATCCGCGTATCCACACTGACAGCAAATCCATCAATAAAGGCGATGGCCTGTGGCGTCAGCGTAAAAAGCTGGATGAAGTTTTCCTGGATAAAGTAAAACGGGAACTGATCGCTGAATCCGCTGCAGCCGGACGCTATACCGGACCTGCTGAACTTGCGCCGGGCTATGTTGCACCAGTCGATCCGACTCCTACAGTACCCGTTGCACCTGCCAGCACTGTTCCGACAGCACCTGTGAACACCGCCCCGACTGCCCCGGTAGCACCTGTTCCGCCTGCCGCTGACCCAGCGAAAGTCTATAACAGCCAGGTATTGCAGTCTGCACTGATGCAGATGTTCGGTCAAATCACTGGTGAGCGTGCCGCGCCGATCAGCCAGCGTATTCTGGCGCTGTACAACACGCAGAACATCATGGCGCTGTCAGACCCTGCACAACTGAAATCTGCTATCGACCTGATCGAGCGTATCAACCAGACGCCAGCAGATGCTGAAAACATTCTGGGTCAGGCTGAAGTCAGCAAAAACATGGGTGGTACATTCTGATGACACGCAACGCTACCTTTAGTGCCAGTGGTTCTAAACGTTGGTTATCTTGTCCGGGTAGCGTTCAACTGTCACAGCGGATCGATTTCGATGAACCTTTAAGCACGAGTAAACAGGAAGGTAAAGCCGCTCACTGGGTGCTTGAGCAAAAAATTAAAGGTAAACCACCGTTGATGCCTTGTATTGCACCAAATGGTATTACAGTAACTGATGATATGCATGAACATGCTGATGAATTCATTGCTGATGTTCTGTCAGTTGGTGCAAAAATCGATCCGCTGTTTTCAGAAGTTCGCATTCATATTGACTGGCTTTTGCCGGGGCAATACGGCATCTGTGATTATCGCTGGTATGATTTTTTAACCGATATCCTTTACGTTTGGGATTACAAGTATGGCCATCAGGCAGTGGAAGCTGAAGATAATACACAGGGTGTGTATTACGCACTTGACCAACGTTGTATCAGTTCGGTTAAACAAGTGGTATTTACAGTCGTTCAACCGCGTGCATGGCATCCGAATGGAACGATTAGACGCTGGCAGTTTTCACGCGGCGTATTGATGGACTGGGCAGATCGCTTTAAGAAAGGTTTTACTGATGCTCACAAGATCGATGCGCCTTTAGTTGTCGGCGATCATTGTCACTATTGCCCGCCCCGTGGTTTATGCCCGGCTCTTTATGAGAGGATCATTGAATTGGCTACGGTTCTTGATGCACCACCATCATTGACACCTGAAGAGGTAGGGCAGCGTTTACAGCTGCTTGAGGAACTTTATTCACGGGCGAGCGATGCTAAAACAGCGTTGCATATTCAGGGCTTGCATTTCGTTCGGCAAGGTAAGCCGCTACCCGGTTTTAAACTGGCCCCGAAACAAACCCGACGTCAGTTAACCGACGAAGGGAAACTGATTGGTGCTGCGCCTATGTTTGGTGTCAAGCCAGATACGCTTTATGAACGTAAACTGAAGCCTCTGGCTACTCTGGAAAAAACATTACCGAAAGCGCTGGTTGACATGTGTACAACGAAACCTGATGGTCAGTTTACGTTAGTACCTGATACCGATGCTCGAACTGGTTTTAGCACAATGGCTGAATCCGTTTTCAATACTCCCGTGACGATGCCCGCTGGCGCACGTCCATTATAAAAGGTAAGTAACATGGCTAAAGTAGTTGAAAAATTCGTCACTCCGGTTGGTCGTCTGGTTGGTGGTTCGTTCTTCGATATGAACACGAAAGATAACAACGGACGCGATCTGGATCCTAAAAAATACAACTGGTGGGTTGGTCTGGCATTCCCCAAAACTGCCGCGAACTGGTGGGAAGAACAGGGTGAATTGGGCGCAGTATTCCAGGCAATCCTGAAAGCTGCCAGTTCACATTATGTTGCTGGGGAAACGCAACAACCCACTTTCGCGTGGAAAATCACGAATGGTGACGACCCGAAACATGCCACTAAAACGGGTTATGCTGGTCACTGGATTATCGGTTTTTCTCGCAATGTCGCGATCGATGCTTGTCCGTTATATAACGCACAGTTCCAGCCCGTGATCGATAAAAACCAGGCTAAAAAAGGTTACTACTACCGAATCAGTGGATCGACGTCTGCGAATGAAGCAACGGGTAATCAGGCGGGTGTTTACATCAATATGGAAATGGCGCAACTGCTCTATGCAGGTGAAGAAATCATTTCTGGCCCGGCTCCAGCGTCAGTATTTGGTGCTGTACCAGCAATGCCAGCAGGTGCCATGACGATCAGTGCGACACCTGCGCCTGTAGCCGCTCCTGTTGCGACACCTGCGCCTGTAGCCGCTCCTGTTGCGACACCTGCGCCTGTAGCCGCTCCTGTTGCGACACCTGCGCCTGTAGCCGCTCCTGTTGCGACACCTGCGCCTGTAGCCGCTCCTGTGAAAGTGATGACTGAAAAAGCCGCTGGTGCGACTTACAAACAGTTTGTTGCACAAGGCTGGACTGATCAAATGATGATTGAGCAGGGTTACATGGTGATGACCACTCCCGCGCCGGGATTTCTCACAGGTAACGGCTACTGATAGTTACTGGAACTGGGACGACATACCGCTTTAAACAGACATGGGGCCATAGCGCCCCATTTACTTATCAGGATTTATTATGTCAGATGCTTATATTCACGATATCGAAAATTATCCTAACGTGTGGTTATTTGGCGCTATTCATGAACTAACCGGGACACCTTATATTTTTGAAATTTCACATCGTCGTGACGATCGTCAGGCTTTCTACATGTTTACTGAATACCTGCGTGAAAACAACGGTGAAGAAGTTGGTTATAACAATCTGGGTTACGACTACCCAGTTCAGCATTCGATTCTGAACAATATAATGTATATCACCAATGCTGATATTTATAAAAAAGGTGATTCAATCATTAATGCCGGTGATGATAATCGTTTTGCACATTTAGTGTGGGAAAAAGACTGGATAGTTCCCCAGATTGATTTATATAAAATTCATCACTTCGATAATCAGGCGAAACGAACCAGTCTGAAAACGCTTGAATTCAACATGAGAATGGAAAATATCGAAGACCTTCCTTTTACACCAGGAATATATTTAACTGATTCTCAAATTGATACACTTCGTCACTATCTTATCCACGATTTGAAAGCGACTTTAATGTTCCACGGTCACAGTAAAAAACTGATCGATTTCCGGCGTGAACTAAGTGCTAAATATAATCGAAATTTTATGAACCATAATGATACGAAAATTGGTAAAGATTATTTCATTATGGAACTGGAAAAATCAGGAATCGAATGTTATCACCCTGGACCGGGTAAAAAACCACGGCAAACAATCCGACCTTCAATTGCACTTAATGCTGTCATTTTTCCGTATATCCGTTTTGAACAACCTGAATTTAACCGTGTATTGAACTGGTTACGCCAGCAGGTGATCACTGAAACAAAAGGTGTATTTACAGATCTGAGTGCAAACATTAATGGTTTTGCTTTTGATTTCGGTACAGGTGGTATCCACGGATCGATTGAATCTCAAACAATCCGGTCAACTGATAATTATGTGATCATCGATCTGGATGTTGCCAGTTTTTACCCGAACCTGGCGATCAGTAATGAACTGTTCCCTGCACATCTGGGCAAACAGTTCTGTGTGATTTATAAAAACGTTTATGACATGCGTTCCAGCTACCCGAAAGGTACGCCAGAAAACGCAATGTTAAAACTGGCACTTAACGGTGTTTACGGTGACTCAAATAACGTATACAGCCCGTTCTATGACCCGGCGTATACAATGTCGATCACTATCAACGGTCAGTTACTGTTGTGTATGTTAGCTGAAGAACTTCTGAAAATTCCGGGTCTGTCTATGATTCAGGCTAACACTGATGGTCTTACAGTATACGTCCCCCGTGTGTTTACAGGACAGGTTGAACAGGTTCGTCACGCGTGGGAAAAACTGACACGTCTGGAACTGGAAGAAGCCATTTATGACGCGATGTTTATTCGTGATGTAAACAACTACATCGCTGTTTATGAAGGCGGTAAGAAAGTTAAACGTAAAGGTGCGTACTGTCACACTACTAAGACTGATACAAACCCTAACGGCGACCTGGGTTGGCATCAGAACCACAGTATGCAGGTTGTTGCAAAAGCTGCTGAAGCCGCGCTGGTATACGGTAAAGATATTCGTAAGTTTATAACATCACATGAAGATATTCACGATTTCATGCTGGTGACGAAAGTTCCCCGTAACAGCAAACTCATGTGTGGCGATCAGCAGGTTCAAAATATTACCCGCTATTATGTCAGCACTGATGGTTCACCGTTAATAAAAGTCATGCCACCACTGGCTAAAGCACTGAAGATTGATCCTAACGCACCAGAACGCCGTATGGCAGTATGCAAAGGCTGGACAGTAACAGAGTGTAACAACATGCAGCGCTTCAACCGGGCAACGCTGAACTATGAGTTTTACATCAAAGAGGCTGAAAAGCTGGTTGCGCCGTTACGGTAAACCGTATAGAATTATTTAAAACTTACTGAGGCGATAAACAATGCATACTTCACATAAATTCCTTTCTGGTTCCACCATTGGCGTGTTTACGCCGGGTAAAGTTTACAACCGCGTTGACGGGTTCGTTCGTGACGGGAAACCCCGTGGTTTCTACATTGATGACCGTGGTGAATTCCGCCTGACTGATGACGCATTTTTTGAACCTGTAGAACAGATCGAATTGCGTTTACCACGAATGCCAGTTTTCCCGCCGCGCCAGGAACGTTTGAAACTGGCTGCACGCTGGGGTGTTTCTGAAATCAGCATCAGTAACTGGTATATGGTTGACGACCTCATGAAACCGTGGCGCATCACTGACGCAATTTTCGGCTCGCATGTTCTGACAGAACCGCACACAACTGTTTTCGCGCCGGGTGAACTGGCAGAACTGGCTAATACTCGCGGCTACCTGTTATCAGAACTGTCTGTTCGCTGGGGCTATCATCACGGGTGCGAAACCCTGCATTCAATCAGCACCAACCCGCGCCGTGTGGCTATCATCTGGGATATGTTAGAAGGAATGAAACGTCATGGTTGAAAGAATGTTTATTCCGTTATTAGGTATAAGTTATCGACCTTATCGCAATAATTTATACAACTATATGAAAAATAACAATAAATGTGTTTTACCATATTTACAGTTTTATTGTTATTTCTTTGTAATAACATTTCGTTGCCCGTGGAAACATATTACAAATGGTGAAGTATATTCTATTTATTACAGTTTTTTAAATCATAAACTAATCAGAAAATGGGGTTCTGTATGAAACTCTGCTATATTGCCGGGCCTTACCGCGCTGATTGTGCACTTAAAACATCCCGTAACGTGTCCCGTGCTGAACAAATGGGTAAACGTCTGACGTTAGAGCATCCCGAATGGTTCCCGGTAATCCCACACAAGAACACAGAACTTTGGGACTTTGATGGCGGTCTGCGCAACGTTCAGCTTGAATACTACCTGTCAGGTACACTGGAAGTTATGCGCCGCTGTGATGCTGTTCTGGTGCTTCCTGATTACCGTCGTTCGTCTGGCACA